GGCACCGTGGCACCACCAAACGTCCAGACGAGCAGGCGATATTGTTTGCTTGTAGCGACCCCTCACCGAGGGCTCGTCTGGGGAGGCTTAGCAGGCCTCGAGATCAGCATAGTTGTGGCGTCGGTTGCCACGGATGTTTTCCAACATGTCTGACGGGGTGACATCGTCGGTGTAGTTGGTGTAATCGTAAATGCTGAAAGTGGTGCCAGGGTTATCCTGGAGGATGGAGTTAATGGATTGCCCTACGGATGAGTGGCGGATGTCCACTTTGAACGACCCGACGGGAGTCGGGATAATGTCGTCGTTTGGGCATAGTGAGCTGAAGGCAGGAAAGTCACAGACGCTACCTAGCGTGGTGACCTGTTGGAGCTTGCTGTTGTAGCGCTCGGCATCAGCTTGTGTGAGTCCGTAGACGGTTTTCATCATCGTCCAGGTTTCAGGCGTAGGTGTGTGGTACCGCTCGTTCATCTTGAACCCGTGGTCACGACGTGGCATGACAGGGGTTTTGTCACCGGCCAGTTCAATGGTACGAGACCAGTGATGGCTCAATATTGGGATGAATGAGGTTTGGAGCAGTCGACCAAGTGCGTCACCTTTAACGAGCGCCTGGTGGTCGACGCCTGGTGGAGGGTTGCAGTACCAGCCGAGATTGGAAACGGCGCGATAAAGACAGGGTCCCAAAACGGTTCCATCGCTCGTTGGCCAAAATCTTTGAGAACAGAAAGTGGCATTGTAGGGGGCATTGTGCCCCTGGTGTACTGTGGCTTGGAGGGTGAAACCGAGGCTATTCATGCGGTTGTAGAAGGCTGTATAGTCAATGATGTTGGGAGGGGCGACAATAAGGTTGTCATCCCCATACACCACGACGCTAATTCCGGCATCGGATATGGCCTCGACAGAGCCAAACTGCTCAGCGAGGCATCGGATTATGCAGGTGCCTTGTACAAGCGAGTTGCCAACCGTTGTGTCCATCGACCCCGAGGTGACGGTTGCCAACACCCCATAGCTGTTGCCGTGTCGTGTGGAACCATGCGTAAACATGGATTCTTGGAAAGAGGCAAGCACCTTGCTGTTAACGCCGGCCAGCCCGTACAGTTTGTTGCGGAGGTCAAAGATGCGGCGGTGTTGGGAGCTGTCATACTTTTCAAAATCGCCTTCCATGATGTCGTGGCCCTGTACATAAATGCGATCGAAAAGAGCGCCAATTTGCTCAGGAGTGCAGCCACCAACATAGTAAAGAGGCCCGTTGGTGTGTATGCCGTTGGTGTCAGAGAGCAAGTTGCCGAGACCGAGGCACGTGGGCCCTTTGAAAGCGTTGTCCCATATGGAGCCTGACTGTATTGCTCGAGGAGTGCCAATTTTGCGATTAAGCTCCATCTTGACGAAGCAGCCGCGTTTTTTCCGGGTCCAGTCGTCGACTGGAATGCGACCCGATTTGATTTGGGCCCAAGCTTTGCGGTAAGCGAGCTTGAGATTGAGTGTGTAATTACGAGACTCCAGCCAGTCATTGAAAGGGGGGACGCGAAGATTGCCAGACCAGCCAGGGAAACAGGACTCTATAAACTGGTTATCGACGGATGACATCAAGCTGTCCCATGCGGTGGCATTGAATTGATCAGTATGGTAGGGCTGGCGTTTGACAATGCGTTTATAAATGCTGGCGGCCTCAGCCAGCCCTGATTGACCGAAGGTGGTCGGTATACGGAATCGGTTGCCTATGCCCAAGAGAAGTACATTTTTCCTATCAGGATCGGCAGTGCCGATGTCGCGGAGGTGGACATAAGCAGTGGGATCAATTTCCTCGTTCTCTATGTGGTACCGGTCGTAATCAGGATCGACTGCACTGAAGCTCAAATTGGCTCCATTGATGATTTGGCCAGGCACAGCATTGTTAAGAGTTGTGAGTGGCCGGATGCTAGAAGCGGCGGCTGAGGCGGCCGAGGCAATGGTAGAAGAGGCATAAACAGCCGCAACACTAGCAGGCCAAACAATTGGAAGGTAGCCGGCTGCTGATGCTACCCACGGGACCAATGGGGCGGCATAAGGGGCAAGGGATATGGTAGCCGCCAAACCGGTCCCGAGAAGCAGACTCCACGCAAAGCGACCCCACACGCGTTGGAAGTTGAACTGGAGAGCCTGTGAGTGCGCCTTGATCATGGCGAGTTTCTTTGGTATCGAACCGTGTAGGATGTCAGCTTCGGCATCGAGCTGCGCCAATATCCCCAAAATTGCTGCGACGAAAATGGCGTTTGGATCAAGGCGGCAGTCGCGGTTGATCAACTCATCGAACGACTTGAGGCGGCGCAACACTAATTGGAGGAGCTCCGGATCTCGCATCTGTCCGATGGCAGCGCGGTGAGCCACGTGCACGTATGTCTTAGGAACCACATACTCTTTTTGTTCGGCACTGTGAAAAATGACGAACCGCCCATACGACTGGATGAGTGCTCCCTCCGCATGCTTGGCGGCACGCACAGTCACTGTGTCTTCATCGACGCTGTGTTTGGTGTGGGTCGAAGAAGACAGAGCGAGGGGCCCATAGTAGCTCACGTCATGGATGGAAGGCGCCAGCGACTCTTGGAAAGACGGCATGCCATTGGGGGTGTTGGTGTAACAGGCCGCTATGAACCCATCCGGGCTTGAGATTCGCTGTGAGTAGATGGCACCGCCTGGATACTCCCACATGGAATGGGTCGGATAAGTGGGCAGCGGTAGGACGATGGTAGCGCACTCTTTAGTGGCTGTGTAGCGCGTGGAGTCCACGAGCCTGATGGTGTAGCCGTCGATGACAGAGAGGGTGTGCTGGACCTCATGGTCAACGGATTTGACAGAGCCCCAATTGGCAATGATGGCGGACAGGGAGGCTGGTTCAACCAGTGAAATACAATGGAGGAAGATCAGAGTGCGGCTGTCGGCGACGGGTAAGACGATGTCTGTCAACAGGGGACCATAAATGTGTTCGTCGGTGGCGGACACGTCACATGGCAGCCGGTAGGTATGGCGTGCATTGGCAGGGACATGGGCGCCATGGACGTAAACGTACACGATGTCATCTTGGATATCGTAGTTCTCATCATCGTGTGCGCTGTCACTGTGTTCATCCGGTTGCTCGTCGTGCACTATCGGGCCAGGATCAGAAGTGTCAGGCGGACTTGGTGGTGGGTCGTTCTTATTAGGATGTGTGTAGGGACACTGTTCACCCAGCTTACACCGCCCCTTGAGGAAAAGTTCACAGTGTGTGGGCAGGCGGTCGACTGGTGCATGCGACCACGGGCATTTTTTGCGCCTGCAAGGCTGTTTGGCGATCCCAAAACGGTGCAAGTGGTGTTGTGTGCAAGGTTTGCGGGCAATTGGGCCTTTCACGGGCTTGCCCGGCTGTGAAGTGGCGGAGCCGTCACTGACATTCTCGCTAACGGTTTCAATGGACATAGGTTCGACCGTGAATCCGATTTCGCCAGGGCGCGATCCAGCCATTTGGCCATAGCTCTTTCCCAGTCCGGGCAGGAGTGGTTGGCGTGGGTTGAAAACGAATTCTGTAACCTCGCCACTAAAAGCCACTCCAACGGGCCCTTCTGGTCCCTCCAAGACCGGAACACCTTCGTCCTCATCGTCAGCGTCAGAAGAGTTGACTGTGCACTTTGGGCAGTAGAAACATTCAAGGTTAGTGTCGTAGTCCAAATTGCCATCACAGGCATCGCAAACAAGTTCGATCTTCTCACCGCGCTCAACTGCTTTGTGGGCAGCCTTGGCCAGTGCTTCGAGTTTCTCTCTGGTTTCGCGTTTGCCTTTGGTCTTGTTGACATCGTCAGTGTTGGTGAAAGACCCGTTATTTCCGTTGATTTGTGGGCGGACCGTGTGTTCTTCCTGGATTGACATCATTGCTTGCAGTCGCGCAACGGTGTCCTCAAGCTGTCTGATGCGATCGTTCTCGGGCTCCTTGGGTTGGACAATAGCGGCTGGAGGGGCGGCGTGTAGCAGACCGGATTCCATGTGGGACAGAGAATCGTGAGTTGGCACACTGATGGCATTGGCAAGCGCGGTAGCGGCCAGACCGACGGCGGAGCCCCCAATGGCGGTGGCCACCTTATTGAACAGAGACTGTTCAGCCACCTTGATTTCAAAATCGTTGGCCTGAGCATTGGAATTTCCGGTGACGATAGTGTGTCCAGAATTGGAGCTGTCGAACTCGGGAAGGGGATTGATGCCGAGTTTCTTCTGGCTGTTGGACAGACTGTACTTGTTGCCATGCCCATGGGCCATCTTAGGATTCTCGATGATCAATTTGGGACCCTTGCCGGCTTTGAGCAACTTGAGGTATTCAGAGTATAGGTCCTGGGTGCTGTAGGGCACGGGCGGCGAAGGCTCGAAGTAAGTCATTTGTGCGAAGGTGGTGGGCTGATATTGGAAGAACTGAATGACTTCAATGGTGATGTTTAGAGGATTTCCGGTGGTGCCGTTCATGTTGGTTATCCCGATCCATGGCACAGTGGTGCCAGAGGTGGCTGCCAACCAGACGCTGTCAAATGTTTCAAAATCACCGATATCATGGGGCGTCCAATTAGCTTGCACGCTGGTAACGCGCGAATCACACTTGTGGTTGAAGGACCCACTGAACAGAGTGTTGGGTGTAGTGGCTCCGAAAGTGGCAACCACAGCGCCTCCGGCTGGCAAATGGCCTACATAAAACATTGGCGGGGTGATCGAGTTGTTGTACGACATGGTGACCTTGATCGCCCCGCTGATGGGACGCGCAGTGCCCACTATGTTGCCAGCCGCCGCCTGATTGAAGGCCGACGCGTTAACCAGCGTGCCACCAGTACCACCGAAGGTGTTGTTGCCCGAAGCTGTGGTCTGCACGTAGCCGGACATTACGGCAAGTGATGACAATTCTCCCAGATACAGGGCGTACACTGCATCAACTATTCCACCGCCACTGCCGGCAACAAAGTTGGTGATGGAATAGGAGCCCCAAAGTCCCGTTGCGGCTGCACAGCCACCGACTGGTACCGGTGGCACGTTGAAGGGATCCGACATGTGCTGGATCCACCGCACGGCTGCAGCGGCGGCGCTGCT